AGCACATCAGCCCATTCGGTCATTGTTTTGCAAGCTTCCACATCAAGGCACCGTTGTTTGTAGCTAGACAGCTAGTCAAGCATAAGTTCCTACGTTGGAATGAAGTATCAAGACGATACGTAGACAATGAGCCTGAGTTTTACAACCCTGCGGAGTGGCGTGGGCGTAGTGATGATAAGAAGCAAGGCAGTGAAGGCGTTGTACTAGGTCTGGACATAGGTGATATAAACACGATGTGTAAAGAAACTTATAACAGGTTGCTATCTAAAGGTGTATGCCCAGAGCAAGCACGTATGGTACTGCCACAGTCTATGATGACTGAGTGGTACTGGTCAGGCAGCCTGGATGCATTTGCTGACATGTGTAAGCTACGGTACGCTGATGATACACAGGCTGAGACACGAGAGGTAGCAGAGTATATAGCAGGTGAGATGTATGAGTTGTTTCCTGTATCTTGGGAAGCATTGGTGGAGATCAAGCATGAGAGGTAATATTAACGGTGCAATCAAGGCATCAGCTATAGTAGCTTTACTTATAGCTGCACCACCAGTTCTGATAGCTATGACGTATGACGAGTACCCTAAGTACTGCAAGCTATCAATCTTGCTACCATGTATAGGAGTGAGTGATGAGTGAAATAAAAGTAACTGATATAGAAGAACACGAGGATGGCAGTGCTACACTACAAGTAGAGTGTGACCCTGAAACATTCATGGCTATCTTTGACGTTGGCTTTGTAACTCTAGTAAAGAGAGGTCTAGAGGATGAGAAGTGGCAGACCTGTGTAAGCTGTGGTGGCCCAGCGCAGAATGATATGTGTGGGTTTTGTTTAGAGGAAGAGTAGCAATGGCTGAGGATAAAGATGGAAACCTTAATAGTATTTCTGAGTATACTTCTCTTTCTATAAGGGAGGATAGGATCAAACACTCTAGAAGAATAAGAGAGATGGATGATGTAGAAAGGCAAAGGGCTAAGGAACGAGAGGAGATGAATAGATGTTCACAGTAGAGTTTGAATCGGACGCTTCTATCATCCGCAGCCTAGACGAAACTGGTCAGGTAAATGATGTTGAAATGATAGTAGCTGATGATGGTGCTGTCTTCATTAGACAATGGGATGAGCACTTAGAAAAGTATGAGATGCTTGTCATGACTTACCAACAATTACTTGACATAGTTCTTTCTTTGAAGCAGACAGAAGGTATGTTTCAAACGATAATGAAAGGATAAGATAATGGACAGAGACACAATACACACCATACCTATCACCCAGTTCATGAGAGATAACAACCTGTCATCTGAGGATGTTATGCTGATTCTTAAACGTCACGTAAACGATCTTCAATTCGAAAAAGAAATCAGTGAACTCTACAAAGAGGACAACTGGGATGACTGGTCAGAGGGAGATATACTATGAGCGCAGCCGAAGATAAAAAGTTCGACATCGAGCGAGTAGCTTGTCCCTATCAGGACTGTGGTAGTTCAGATGGTTTCTACTACAACACGATAACCAAGTCAGGGTTCTGCCATGTGTGCGAAAGTAAGACAGGTAAACCAGGCAAGTATCCACGGCCTAACTTCAGGAATGAGATATCGGACTGGGCAGAAGAAACATACCCAGTAAACACAATGAAACCACCCGTGCATACAAGACAGATTGCGTCAGCAACCTTCAAGGATATCCGTGGGATAGACTCTGACGTATGTAAACTCTTTGGTATTCAACTACAGATGGATGCTGAGGGTGATGCTGTACGTTATGCATTCAAGTATCCATCCAATGTAAAGTACAGAGGCTTTGAAGAGAAGAAGTTTTGGACTGAAGAGAAGGGTGCCTTGCAGGATTTGTTCGGTCCAGACTTTAATGCTGGCTCAAGTAAGCGGATCTACCTTACTGAAGGTGAGTTTGATGCTGCATCTCTCTATCAAGCCTTAGGTAAAAGCTTCCCTGTAAAATCTCTACCTTCAGCATCTCTGTCTGATAAGTTCATCAAGAGAAACTTTGACTACCTTAATTCATTCCAAGAGATAGTCTACGCAGGTGAACAGGACGAGGCTGGTAAGGGTGCAGCCACACGCTTATACGAATTATTCCCTGAGAAATTCTACTATGTTCCTTTGACTAAACACAAAGACGCTAACGACTTTATTCAGGCGGGTGATCAAGATGACTTAAAGTGGGCCGCTGTTAAGCCTCAACGCTTTGCACCAGATAACTTCTTTGTTGGAGACATCGAGGTAGAAAAGGCAATCAAGACAGAGAATCCTTATGAGTATGTGCCGACTGGTCATACTGCCCTAGACGATAAGATTAGGGGGCTAGTGAAGGGTGGTCTAACTTTCATTAAAGCTTTACGTGGTCAAGGTAAGACAGAACTGATCAGGTACTTTGAGGTTGGTCTTCTTAAGTCAGACGCTAAGATAGCTTTACTACACATGGAAGAGATGAAGTCTACAACCTACCGTGCTATGGCAACTTATGAACTAGGCTGTAATGTTCGTACCAAAGAAGATGCTGCAGAGAATGGGTGTGATGAGGACACTGTAATACTCGCCGCTAAGATGGCAGCACAGGATGACAAAACAATTATCTTTGAGATGCAAGCACACGATGATCCAATGAAACTTCTGGACTATGTACGTCTAGCTGCGACAGTATACGGTGCGAGTTATATCTTTATTGATCACGTTCAGAGATTAGCTTACCTGTCTAATGCAGGGGTTGAGGGTGCCACCAGTACTTTGACTACCCTTGGGGCACGTATGGCACAGCTTGCCAAGGAACTAAACATAGGTGTTATCTTTATATCCCAAGTGAATGACGATGGTCGTACTAAGTACGCTGCTTCACTAGAGGAAGAGGCTATCGTTTGTATTAAACTTAATCGTGATACTGAAGCAGAAGAAGAATCGGAAAGGAACACAACTTACTTTATCGTTGACAAGAATAGACCCTTCGCTAAGTTAGGTAACGCTGGCTCAGTCTACTATGATCCAGAGACAACAATCCTAGAAGAGGTTTCATTTAAGGTATGAAGATAGCGGTCAGTGACATTGAGACAAACACTCTTGTTGGTAGTGACAAGCTGTGGCTTTGTGGTGGAAAGGACTTGAAGACAGGTGAAGTCTACAAGTTTGAGAAGTGCCATGAAGATCCCGTAGCTAAAGCTGCAGCCATAGAGTGGTACAAGTCCCTTGACTATATTGTTGGACATAACTTCGTACAGTTTGATGGGCCTGAACTTAATCGTTTACTTGAACCTAAGTTGATTGATCCAAAGAAGATTATAGACACCTTGCTTGTATCTCGAATGATTAACTATGACATCCCAATACCTAAAGGTGCTAAGTTTCCACACAGTCTACAGGCTTGGGGTATTCGGTTGGGTGTATACAAAGGTGACTTCCACGACTTTGCTAACTTCTCTGACGAGATGGTTGAGTACTGGCTTGGAGACTTAGATACAACTGAGGCACTCCACGATCACTTCTCTAAGTACATCTATGATCCTGACTGGCGTAAATCTATGAGGGCAGAGCACGACCTACAAGTTGAGTTGGTTCGTACCAAGTACTACGGTTTTGCATTTGATTCTAACAAAGCTCAGTTCTTACTGAATGCTGTTCAGGTTCAGATGAAACAGCTTGAGGAACAGTTTCAAATAGACTTTCCACCTAAGCTTACTCTTGTAAACACAATCAAGTATCGCCTTAAACAAGACGGTGAGGAGATGGCTTCAGTTAAGAAAGCAAAGGAACGCTATGCTCTTACCCAGAAGGATGGGGATGACTTGCTATGCTTAGATTGGATAGACTTTAAACCTGGATCTCCAAAGGATCGTATTGATGCCCTGTGGGATGCTGGTTGGAAACCCGTAGATAAGACTAAGACATTCCAAAAGTTTGATAGGTTATCTGTCGGTGACCCTTACGGTACATCCATTAAGTCTATGAGTAAGGAGTTCTATTCTGAAAAGAAAAATCATCTTCAACACTACGGCTGGACAGTCTCTGAGGACAACCTCTCTACACTGCCTGACGATGCACCTGAGGGGGCAAAGGCACTAGCTAAATGGTTGACCCTAGAAGGACGTAGAAGCTCACTGGTGGAGTGGATAAATCAGGTTGGATCTGATGAAAGAATACATGGTACTATAAATAATATAGGGGCTTGGACTGGTAGGTGTGCACACAAGGCACCTAACACAGCTAACATACCGTCAGCTTTCCACGGTGAACCTAAGACAGCGGTCGAGGAAGTAAAGAAACAGTATGACTCACACCTCAGAGCCTGTTGGACTGTACCCAGTGGTTCTTTCTTAGTTGGTACAGACGCTGATGGTATTCAGCTGCGGGTACTAGCAGACTATTTATGGAGATACTTTGATGCTGATCAGTATGCACAAGCTATTATGGAAGGTAAGAAGGAGAACGAAACAGACATTCATAACGTTAACAAACGTGCACTGGGACTTAACCATGCTACACGGGATATGGCTAAGACTTTTATCTATGCTTGGCTACTAGGTGCGGGTGTTGCTAAGACTGCCCAGATCCTAAGGGTCAATCAACGACAAGCCACAGAAGCTAGAGACAACTTTGTTAAGTCTATTGATGGTCTAGCTCAACTGAAGAATAAACTAATACCAACTGTGGGTGACCAAGGATACTTTACTGGGTACGATGGGCGTAAGGTTATTGTTCCATCAACACACAAGGCCTTGGCTGGTATGCTGCAGTCAGCTGAGAGTATACTGATGAAGCATACACTACTGCGCTGGACATCAGAAGCTAGGAAGTTAGGCATTAACTTTAAGCTTGTTGGTTTTATTCATGACGAGTATCAAACAGAGGTGATAGGAACGAGAGAAGAAGCAGAAGAACTAGGAAAGATTCAAGCAGACTGTATGCTTGAAGTAGGGAAAGAACTAGGGTTTAAGATACCTACCCCAGGTTCTTACGATGTAGGTAATAATTGGCTTGACACCCATTAAAACCTTATGATAAGAAACGAATCAGTTAACAAACCTTAAGAGGATAACATGACTAAAGAATCAAAAACTCAAATCGTAGAGATCTTCGGCACTCTAGAGTGGGCAAAAGTATTTGAACACAATCGGGATCGTGCTGCGTGGAATGAAGAGAAAGAGGGTGAGTATAAAGTCACTATCATTATTGATGATGACAATGCTAAGAAGCTAAAAGACTCTGGCTGCGCCAAGGCAATGCATGAGGTTGAGGGTGGTACTAAGGTAACCCTTGCTCGCCCACATAAAGGAAAGTTTGAATGGCAAGGTGGTGCACCCGCTGTTGCAAATGTTAAAGGACAACCTTGGGACTTTGAGATGGACGGTTACATCGGTAATGGTTCCACTGGTCTTGTTCGTGTAGCGGTTTACCCCGCTGGTAATTCTGGGCGTACTGGCTCACGCCTAGAGTCTGTACAAGTTGTAGATCACATCGAGTTTGAATCAGAGGGTGGTGGTTCAGCTAGTGGTTTCAAAGACTTGTCCAGCTTCTCCTCAAAAGAAGCCAAACCTGAAGCTAAGCCTAAGAAGGCAGCGCCTAGTAAAGCTGTTGAGGATGATGCTATCCCCTTCTAGGTTTAGTTTCTTTTCTGTTGTGTAAGTGTGTTCAAGAAAGCCCCTTCCCTTAGTTGGGTGGGGGCATCCAACCCAAAGAGGAAACAATGAAAACAATAGACACCCTAGTCCATGACATCGAGCAAACCATCCTTGGTAATAAAGGTTGGGACAAAGCTCTTGGTGATTTCATGGCTACCAATATTTCCCGTATGGCAGAGCAACGATTCTCTAAACCACAGGAACCAAGGGGGTATCTATCATTGTCTGCCCTTGGTACTCAGTGTGAGAGAAAGCTCTGGTATAAAATCAATAAGACTTCTGAGGCTGAGTCTTTACCACCATCAGCCTTACTTAAATTCTTCTATGGAGATATCATTGAAGATCTAGTTCTTACTATAGCAGCCGTGTCAGGACACAGTGTTGTAGGTATGCAAGACCGTATGAATGTACATGGTATCAAAGGACATAGGGATGCAGTGATTGATGGTATGACTGTGGATGTTAAGTCTGCTTCACCTTATGCCTTCAAGAAGTTTAAAGAAGGTAACTTACGTGAAGACGATCCCTTTGGATATATCTCTCAGCTATCTTCCTATGTGTACGCAGCCAAGGATGATCCCCTTGTAACTAACAAGACTGAGGGTGCATTTCTAGTTATTGATAAAGTCAACGGGCATGTCTGCTTAGATGTGTATGACTTCTCAGAGGAAATGAAAACTAAAGAGCAGGACGTAGCTCACTTAAAGAAGATGGTTGTCAGTGAAGAACCGCCTGATCGAGCCTTTGATCCTGTACCTCAGTCTAACAAAAATCCTAAAGGAAATCAGAAACTAAGTACTGCCTGTTCTTACTGTGACTTTAAACAAGAGTGTTACCCTGAAGCTAGAAAGTTTATATACAGCGACAAGCCTGTCTTTCTTACTAAGGTAGTGAAGAAGCCAATGGTTCCTGAAGACTTGGAGTTTAGTGGTGCCTTACAACAAGAATAGACTAAGGGGTATCCAGGCTGGTTATCGATCAGGTCTTGAAGAAGACACAGCTAAGTTCTTACGTAAACACAAAGTAAAGTTTACCTACGAGAAAGAAAAGATAACCTGGTTGGACATGAGGTATAGGACTTACACCCCTGACTTTGTACTTGGAAATGGAATCATTATAGAAACTAAAGGCCGTTTCGTATCCACTGATAGACGCAAGCATAAAGAAATTAAAGATCAACACCCAGAGTTAGACATTAGATTTGTGTTTAATAATAGTAGAGCCAAACTTTACAAGGGTGCTAAGAGTTCTTATGGTGACTGGTGTAAGAAGTATGGCTTTAAGTACGCAGACAAAGTAATACCAAAGGAATGGTTAGAGGAGACTGAAGATGAGTGAGATATTTAAACCAGCTGTAGAAATAATGCAGGTAATACGTGGTCCTTTCGACGATGAGTACGGTCGTATCTGGAACCTGTGTCTAGCTAGAGAATATTCTACGGGTAACCAGTTCGAGGAAGAGTACTTTTATAGCTCCATGAAAGATGCAATGGATGATGTAGAAAGGTTATACAGGACAGGCCCATTTGTTATAGATGAGATGGGAAACACTGAACAAGATCATACTGAAAAGAAGATCAGAAAGGTTCTAGAAGATGTCTAATAAAACAGCGATAGTATTCAGCTGCGCCCATGTAGACCCAAGTATAGATAATGATAGGTTTGATCTTCTTGGTGAACTAATCTATGACATTAACCCTAGTTACGTAGTAGACCTAGGGGATGGTGCTGATATGAAATCACTCAATAGCTTTGACACTCGATACCCTGAGGCTATTGTTTCACAGAGTTATGAAAAAGACATTGAGCATTACAATGAAGCAATGGATAGACTACGCAAGAAGCCTAGTATCAGGAAATACAAGAAGCCTTTCTGGATTGGATTTGAAGGAAACCACGAGAATAGAATTAAGAAGGCTATCGCACATGATCCCAGATTGCAGGGAGACAAATACGGGATATCCTTCGGGCATCTTCAAACAGACCACTGGTTCGACGAGTACCACGAGTATCGGAACTCAGCCCCCGCCATCGCTGACTATGATGGTGTATCGTATGCTCATTTCTTTTCTAGTGGTAACTATGGGACAGCTATGTCTGGCGTTCATCATGGTTACACCTTACTACAGAATAGAAACCATTCTTCTACTTGTGGTCATAGTCACAAGCGGTCTATCTACTTTAAGGATTCTGCTCATCCTAATTCGATTATCGGTTTGGTCGCAGGCTGCTTCAAGGGCGGCGAGGAAGGATGGGCTGGACAGTCTAATCTAGAATGGTGGAAAGGATGCGTCATCAAGAGAGAGGTAAGGGATGGTGTATATGAGCCAGAGTTTGTATCTCTTGATAGACTAAGAAAAGAATATGGTTGACCTGAGACACAATAACAATATAACTAGGGATTCTGACTTTGAGATTTGAAGGTAGATTAGTTCTTACGGTTGACCCAGAAGCTAACTTCATTGAGGTTGATTTGTCAGAAATGGAAAGGGTTCTTGAAGAGCTTATCTCAGCAGCCCTTTATGATATAGACGATGTAATAATAGAAGAATGTGAGGTACATAGAAATGACTAAGCTAACACTTGACGATAAAGAATATGAAATCGAAGACATGAATGATGAGCAGAAAGAGATTCTAAACATACTGAATCTAGGTTCTAACTCTTCAAACCTTTTGAACCACATGATCCAATGCGTGAATGCTATTCAACAGATGAAAACAAATGAATTGAAACAGTCATTGGAAGGTGCTGAGGATGATCAATCAGAGTGACCTAGAAGCGTTTGGATACTTTGATATGTTTCAAAACAGCCCAGACTACGAGCAAGATCCAGTAAGATTTTACAGTCAGTTTGTAGAAGACAAGGTATTCACGAAAGGGCGGGAACGCCTGGTAGAAAATACCTTGGGTCTTGTTGGAGAAGCTGGTGAGGTATCTGAAAAGGTAAAGAAACTCTTCCGTGATAAGAGCAAGTTTACAGACGAAGAGGTTCTTAAAGAACTTGGTGATGTGTTGTTCTACACTACAGCTTTGGCTAACATCTTTGGGGGTAGCCTACGTAAGGTTATGGAGATGAACATGGCAAAGCTAGATGACAGAGAGCAACGTGGTGTATTAAAAGGAAGCGGTGACAACAGATGAACAATTACTTACCAACAGATTATCAGGCATTTATCCATACGTCACGGTATGCACGATGGCTTGAGGACGAAGGACGTAGAGAGAACTGGAGTGAGACAGTTAATCGTTACATTGAGGACGTTGTCTGCCCTAAGCTGTACGATGGTCAAGACGATACTAAAGACACCATTAACCAACTAGAACAAGCTATTCTAGATCTATCTGTCATGCCCTCTATGCGAGCCATGATGACTGCAGGTCCAGCTGCTAACCGTGACAACACTTGTATGTACAACTGTAGCTACCTACCCGTAGATGACCCTAAGTCCTTCGATGAGGCTATGTTTATTCTCTTGTGTGGTACTGGTGTCGGCTTCAGTGTCGAGAGGCAGTTCATCAGTAAGCTCCCTGAGATCCCTGAGTTGTTCAACAGTGATACCACAGTCGTTGTCAAAGACAGTAAGGAAGGTTGGGCTAAAGCTCTTCGTCAAGTTCTTGCTCTCCTCTGGGCTGGTGAAATCCCTCAGTGGGATGTTTCTAAGGTACGTCCTGCTGGTGCAAAGCTTAAGACCTTTGGTGGTAGAGCCTCTGGTCCTGCACCCCTTGTTGAACTATTTAATTTTACTGTCACCACATTCAAGAATGCACAAGGACGTAAGCTGTCTAGTATCGAGTGCCATGACATTATGTGTAAGATTGGTGAAGTAGTTGTTGTTGGTGGTGTGCGTAGGTCAGCTATGATTAGTTTGTCTAACTTGTCTGATGATCGTATGCGTCACGCTAAGTCAGGTGAATGGTGGAAGAACGAACCTCAACGAGCTTTAGCTAATAACTCTGTGAGCTACACAGAGAAGCCAGACGCTGTATCTTTCCTACGTGAGTGGATGGCACTGGTAGAGTCAGGAAGTGGAGAACGTGGTGTATTCAATCGTCAAGCAAGTAAGAAGCAAGCTGCAAAGAATGGTCGGCGTGATTCTAACTACGAGTTTGGAACTAACCCGTGTAGTGAGATCATACTTAGACCGAATCAGTTTTGCAATCTCACTGAAGTTGTGGTACGTGCGACAGACACTATCGAAGATATGGAACGTAAAGTTAAACTGGCTACGATTCTGGGAACCATACAGTCCACCTACACCAAGTTTCCATACTTGCGTAAGGTGTGGAACAAGAACACAGAAGAAGAGCGTCTGCTGGGTGTGTCACTTACAGGGATAATGGACAACTCTCTGATGACTACAAAGAACAAAGGTTTGGAGAAGACTCTTGAACATCTTCGTGGGATCTGTGTTTCTACTAATGCTGAATGGGCTGACCGTCTTGGTATACCTGTGGCTGCTGCAATTACATGCGTCAAGCCTTCGGGCACGGTATCACAATTGGTGGATAGTGCCAGTGGCATACATGCTCGCCATAGTCCCTATTATATCCGTACTGTGCGTGGTGATAATAAAGACCCCCTAACACAGTTTATGTCTGATCAGGGTATCCCCAGTGAGCCTTGTGCTATGAAGCCAGATCAAACGACAGTGTTTAGTTTTCCACAGAAGTCACCTGAAGGTGCGATAGTTACTGAGGATATGACAGCTATCGAGCAGCTTGAGACTTGGCTGGTATATCAACGACACTGGTGTGAGCATAAGCCTAGCGTGACGATAAATGTTCGTAGTGCTGAGTGGTTTGAAGTAGGTGCATTTGTATACAAGTACTTTGATGAGATGTCAGGTGTATCCTTCTTACCTTACAACGAGCACACCTATCAGCAGGCACCTTACCAAGAAGTCGATAGGAATAAACCAACGTATGATGTGGATGGTAACATCTCTTTACATAGTTACGAGTCACTCCTTGAGAAGATGCCAACAAGTATTGACTGGTCAAAACTCTCAGACTACGAGAAAGAAGACAACACTGTTGCTATGCAGACTATGGCGTGTACGGGTGATGTCTGTGAGATTGTAGATCTAACATGAGCAAAGGTGTGCACATCTTAGTGGGGCGGGTAGACTGCCCCTTCTGCTCCCAGGCTATGGGCTTACTAAGAGACAAAGGTATATCAGTTCAGTACTACTCCTTAAATGATTCTAAATGGTTATTGGATTTGTTTAAGAAAGCTGGGCTAAAGACAGTACCTCAGATCTGGAGTAATGACGGTAAGTACGTAGGCGGTTACACAGAACTAAAGGAACACCTAGAAAATGGATGACTTCCCAGAGAAGCCTAAAAGAACTAGAAGAAAAACAAACTACAAGAATGCTGTAAAGAAAAAGACATCTGGTATTCTACCTAAAGGTTCTAATCAAAAGCTTCTCATCAGTGCGCTCAAGGAATACACTCAAGTGTTTATCCTTGGGCCAGCTGGTACAGGTAAAACATACGTAACTGCTACCTACGCAGCCGATAGGTATACTCTAAAAGAAATAGACAAGATAGTAATCACTAGGCCACACGTAGCTGTCGGTAAAGACTTAGGTTACTTACCTGGTACACTAGAGGAAAAGACTTACCCTTGGGCCTTACCTGTTCTAGATGTTTTGATTAAGCACTTAGGTAAAGGGGCTGTAGAGACTGGCATTAAGAATGACAACATCGAGATGGCACCCCTTGCTTTAATGAGAGGCAGAAGCTTTGATAACTCTTTCATTATTGTAGATGAAGCTCAGAACATAACTATCCACGAGTTGAAAATGTTATTGACTAGAGTGGGCGAAGGGAGTACTATTGTTCTTAATGGTGACGTTCAACAGTCTGACCTAAAGGAAGCTGATGGTTTGTCTAAGGTAATACATCTAGCTAAAAAGCATATGCTTCCTGTACCAGTGGTTGAGTTTGGAGTCGATGACATAGTTAGGTCGGACATCTGTGCTCAATGGGTAAAGGTCTTCATGAAGGAAGGTATGTGATGGACAAGACTTGTACTGATTGTGGTTATCTGTTAGACGATGATGGTCTGTGTTATGAGTGTGACACTAAAGATTGTGTAGGTAATTTAGTACAACTCCTAGGAAGGGATACGATGGCAAAAGAAAAGTATGATCCAGTAGAAAAACCTATTCACTATAACACAGGTGGTCTTGAAGCCATTGATGCTATCTTGGCTGCCACTAATGAGTTAAGTGAAGGTTACTTACAGGGTAACATTCTTAAGTATGTCTGGCGGTACAGGTACAAGAATCGCATAGAAGACCTTAAGAAAGCACGTTGGTATTTAAACAAGTTAATTGAGATCTATGAGCGTAAGTAATTCTAAGAAGTCACAAAAAAAGAAAACCCTTGAGCAAGAAGCCCAAGAGTTCCTAAAGAAAGAGCAAGAAGTATTTCCCCCTGGATCTGTCCAGATTGGGGATTACTTTGCTGGATGTGCACTGTCTGGTTTGTTAGCATCTGGCAAGTACCTTCGGTCTGACGAGATCGTAGACGAAGCTTTTAAGTATCGAGACAGGATGCTTGAGGCCAATAAAAATAAATAGTCTTCTCCCTTAAACTAAACCCCCAGCTGATCACTGGGGGTTCTTTCTTATTGGTATGTCTCAGCAGATCCTAAGAATTGCTCTGGATAGATACCTTCAGAGAAATCATAGTTCTCTTCTGCGTACTGAATAATTCTTCTTCTTCTGGACAATTCTTCTTCTACACTTGATGAGTCACCTAAGTAATCTCTAGCTGACTTATACTCGATTCCCTCACCCCTTGTCATGATAGACACTAGGTCATCAAAGGTTCTACCCTTACTTGATTTAAGTTGAGCTTCCTTTAGTACGTACTGATTGCGTAAAAACCCAGCTGCTTGACGCCGACCTGTATTAGATTCAAGCATAGTATTAAAGGCATCGGTCATTAGGTCTTGTGCATTTGCTATCCTATGATTTACGAAGTCCTCTAAGGCCATTCTCTTAAGTTCTTTGTCATCACCTAGTTCATCGTAGGTTCTACCAGCGTACTCACTCCTGTTGTTCAATTGCCAAGAACTCTTCCAGGCTTTAAACTCCTCAGCCATAGAGGGAACACCAGACATACCAACAGCAAGCAACTTTCTAACAGCATAGTCAACAGATGAGTTCTTAGTCTTTGTATTACCGTAGAGTTTGTATTCCTCTAGCTGAAGAATATTCATTTCTTTCTGTAACTCAGTGCTTGGTGGTTCCTGTGTGTAGCCAAACTGTCTAGTGATAGGGTTGTAGCCACCGACAGGTGTAGGACTAAAGGGTGAGTAAAGCTTTAGGTCTTCACCTTCTGTACCTCTACGTGTTTGAGTGAGAGATACACCTTTCATATCCATTAAGAAACGCATGGCTTGGTTTCTAAAGATTCCTTGACCAGTTATCTGCTCTAAGTAGTTTCTTTCACCTGTTAGTTCAGTGCCTCTTACATCTCTGACGTAAGGGTTACCTCTGGCAAAGTCTGACATCTGAGCTGCTACATCCCTAGATATTGTGGCAGGATAAGTAAATGTAGATACGATATTACCTATACTCTTTAAGGCACCATCAGTAAACTTACCATCAGCTAAGGACCTACCAAACTCTTGAATAACTAATCCATTAAAACCAAGGTCACCCATACCAGCGAGAACTTCACTAACATTGCCCGTAAAGGCCTCTTTGTTAATTGGAAGAGGATCATTACCTAGTATACCAGACCTCCAGATAAGATCACCAATCAAAAGGTTAGCAGCCCAAGGACCAGCTGTACGTCCTACGTCTGTTTCAGCACCTGTAGCTGTTACTAGTTTATCATAGTCTACTGTACCATTCTTTTCAGCGGCTATCCAGACACCACCCATTGTTATCATAGCACCAGTCATCTGCCTAGCTACACGATCCCTACCAGTCTTAAACT